TCCATCTCAATTTTCATCTCCTCATTAGAGAGTCCATCGAGATAATCTGCATATTCTTGCCATTCTTCTTTTGTTAACATACTATTTTACCTTCTCATACTTGAAATTGATACGGCTTCTTCATCCGTGAAAACAGGAACAGCATTAGACTTGTGCATAGTAGCAATGCCTTTAACTTTAGTGCCTGTATAAATGTTGGGAGTTGATTTGCTAGTCAGTCCTAAACCTGTGTCTAAGGACGCAAAATGGGGAGTTTCTCTGCCAGCTGGAACTTTTAAGGACGGTATAGTTCTTAAAGTGTGTTTAGGAATAATACCATTAGTTTTTGGTGATATGTCCAAAATCTGTTTTTCCCACATTTCTCTACGCAGTAATACGGATTTTGGAATTTTACGCTTTTTCGCTTTTGGAATGTAACCGTGTAATATCATAATATAAACTCCGACAAAGGAGATACTATTATACACAACTCCGTGGAAAAGTCAATAGATTTGTTGCTTGGAAACAACACTAATACCAAAGCCTTTATTTCAAAGGCGGACATACCTACTTATAATAAAAAAATCAAAATAAAGTGGTATTATTAATCTTTTTCGGATGGTGAAATATCATCCTCATAATTTTCTTCTTCCCACTCAATCAATTTCTTTTTCACTTCTGAGTGTTCATTACCTCTATGCTTGGAATGTAGAAAATTCTTTGCATATTGCCAGTCATCATTATAATCGGTGTTCTTACGAAACTTACCAACAAACTTCGTCACTTCTTTCTCCTATTTCAAGGTTTCAAACTTTATACCTTTAATTTTCATTTCAGGCATATCTTGCATATCTTCTTGTGAAACATAAGTAATGTTTGCATCAGGATAAACAATCTTCACAATCTTCAATAACTGTATGACCGTACCATCAGAATCATTGAAGGTTAAAATTTCATCAACGCATCTAATGTTACTTAGTATCTCTCTACGAGTTTCATAATTTTGCATGAAACCTCCACGAGCATACAACATCCACCAATCAGAATGAATACCCACGATTAACCAATCACCCTTCTTTCGGCATTTCTTTAGGAATTTAATTTCTTCGTGACTTAGTGGGTCAAATTCACCACTGGTGACAATTATTTTTTCTGGTTTTCTCATTTAAGGCAAAAGTTTAGGGAAAGCCTCTTTAACAAATTTATATGTTAAACCTTTCACACCTTGGTCTTTTCTAAAGATACCAATAACAACTTCAGCCTCACGAGGTTCCAATGATTCTAGTAATTGAATAAGTAGTTCGTGTCTTTTTCTATCTGTTAATCCTTCAGCAGTAGGATTGCCTTTTAGGAACAAATATAACTTTCTAATCTCAGTAGATAATTGACATAATGAAATACCTGGTTTGGTGTCAGGCACTTTATAATCTTCCGGCATATCGGTTACGAACCATTGATAATTCGGATGAAAAGTCAATTCTAATACTTTAACTAACAACGGTGATAAATTTCTTTGTATGGTTTCCATCTTAGATTTCTTAGATGGTGCTTCCTCAAATTCATCAAAAATTTCATACATATTTTTCATTAAAATTCCTCAATTACATCCATTAGATTTTTCAGTTTATTTTCAATAAAATAATTTAATAACTTAGACTTGCCAGCAGGCTTAATGTCATCATAAGTATTTATGATTTTTTCTTTAATCTCTTGTGGAATATAAGTTAAGTCAATAAGTGTTTGATTTCTACCAAAGTTAACCACCTCATCATATGAGAAGTTTTTAACATCTTCATTCAAATACTTATCTAGTGTTTTTTGTGTGATAGGTTTCTGACGCATATCACGGACAAAACAATCTGCTGGTGAAAACATATTTGGTATACCATCACCCTTATCACCACGAATAATCTTCTCTTTTAATTCGAGTTTAGGATTTTCAGATTTAACAAACTTCTTCTGTGCTGGATTGTATTGTTTAACATTTGGATATGTTTGTAATTGGTGAAAGTCACCATCACTAGACAAAATCAAAATCTTCTCATGTGGTGCATGACGAGGAACCAAGGTACCAATAATGTCATCAGCCTCAGCACCCTCAACATCAATTACTTTGTATGGGAAATTTTCACGGAGTTCTTGTTTGAATTTAGCAAGCATATCAAAGATTAAATGCCAATCTAAGTCGGACTTTTCACGGGACTTTTTACGGCCTGCTTTGTAAAATGGGAAAAACTCTTTGCGCCAATACTTACGGTTATCACAACACAATACCACTTCACCATATTCATTACGGAAGTTACGGATGTGCATGCGCAAGATATTGAGAATCATGTGTCTAACTAAATCTTCATCTAGTTTAACACCTTTTTTGTTGGAAATCTGAGCCATCAGGCCAGATAATAATACCTGATTTAAATCAACGAGAATCATAACAAACTTTCAAAAGTTTCAATAATACTATATTTTACTCTTTATTGGCAAGATTGGCAAGCAGCCTGTCCAGTAGTGGTTTGGATGTGGTAGTCTTACGAGCAATTATACCATACCAACCTTGTGGTATTAATCCGGAGATATATTCCAATGGATCAACTAGAACAGCATCAAAGTGTTCAGCATCACTATATTGGTCTGGATCATCTTTGTGGTCTCGGAATAAAATGACATGGAACGATTCACCCATTATACCAACATCCAACGGTTCACCTGGATTGGCATATTCTGTTCCCATGATTTCAATTGAATCTTTTTTTGTTCCTTCTAAGAAAGATAAGAAATCAAATTTCTCACCTCTCATCGGCTTGATGTAGTCTAGCATTATAGTCCTTGATGTGTGATTTTCTTATACGACACATGATCCATGTATTGTAATATTCGTCACTCTCTAATACATTATTTAAAAATTGCTCTTTCGCTTCGAGATAACCACATTCACCTTTGGATACGCAAAGATGTAATATAACTCTAAGGAAAGAATCCTTTCCATATTGTATCACATCTTGCTTCAATAAGTCACTACTTCCGTAGTAAGTTTGCCAGTCTGAAAATGTTTTGTACCGCTTCTTCTTACCTTTGACTTGTTTGGTTTTGGTAGAATAAAAGAATTTCTTACCTATGTATTTTTTACCATTCGTCAGATTGGTTATCTGATACACGAACCCGTAGTTATCACCAATCAAGTCTTCCGTAAAATCTTGCTTATTATAAATCCAGTTTAGTCCCATTCTCCAGTATCCAATTCATCTTCATCATCCTCTATATATTCTTCTTGGATTTCATCTATGGTTTCACCACAGAATGGACAATGTTCTGGATACTCTTGTGATACTAATTCTTCAACATAACCTACTTCAAAAGAAGATTCGCAGTTACTGCATTCGCCTGATACTTGTTTGTTTGTCATTATACTTCCTTAATGAGCCCAAACATCACCCCAATCTCCTGATAAAGCACCTTTTGCATAATCGGTTGCTCTATTCTCAAAGAAATTAGTATGTGTTGGAGCGTTAATCATTTCCTCAACCCATGGCAAAGGATTCTTTTTCACTTTGAACACACCTTTTAATCCCAATGAGATTAATCTGCGGTCTGCAATATAACGAATATACTTCTTAACATCTTCTATGGATAAGTCTTCCATTGGGCCCATTTCAAAAGCCAAATCAATAAACTTATCTTCTAATTCTACCATCTTTTCGGCGACAACGTATAATTTAGATTTAAGTTCATCATTCCAAATTTCGTTATTTTCATTTATATATGTTCTGAATAATTTAATCATAGAATCACAATGTTGTGTTTCATCTACAATAGACCATGTAACAATCTGACCCATGCCTTTCATTTTACCATGGCGTGGAAAATTCAACAACATGATGAATGAACTAAACAACTGCATACCTTCGGTAAAGGCGGAGAATGTTGCAATATGTGTTGCAGTATTCTCTTTAGTTGAATTTTTGGATGAAATGTCCATAACATAATCATGTTTCTCTTTCATGGCAGAATATTCCATGAAATCATTATACAAGGTTTCAGGTAAACCTAGTGTTTCAATCAGATGAGAATAAGCAGCAATATGTAATGCTTCTCTTGCAGCAAATCCAAGAAGCATCATTCTTATTTCTGGTTGTGGGAAATAAGGTAGATAATTATTAACATAACCCCCAGCAACGTCAATATCTCCTTGGGTGAAGAATCTAAAGATGTGTGTGAGAAATTGTTTTTCTTCTTTTGTGAGTTTCTTTTTCCAATCTTTAACATCTTCAAGCATAGGGACTTCAGTATGCATCCAATGCGATTGTTCGTGTTTAAGCCAAGCATCGTAAGCCCATGGATAGTTAAAGGGTTTAAATGAAGTTCTTTCGTCTGTTACTCTTGTTTCTGTTTTCTTAATCATGAATGAAATCCTCAATTCCGTCCGCCATGAGAACACCAGTATGGCGTTTTACTTCTTTACCATCTTCAAGTAATACCATAGTTGGTACACCACGGATTCCATATTGATTGGCCAAATCGGATTCTTCTTCAATATCAACATTCTTTAATTCAACATCCTTCATGTCAACATATTTGAAGTTGCCTGCCAACGATTTACAAGGTTGGCACCAACTGGCTGAAAATTTAATTAACTGTTTCATATTATCCCTCACAAGCTATACAATCGTTACCTTGAGCAATCTGTGTCATATCAAGCTCTTTGATAACTTCTCTTTCAATCTTCTTAGCAACTTTATCTGCCTTACCAATCTTTTCAGAACGGCAATAGTATAAAGTCTTTAATCCTTTTTTCCATGCCATGAAATGAATAGCGTGAATATATTTAATGTGTGCATCTGGTCTAAAGAACAAATTTAATGATTGGGCTTGGTCAATGTATACTTGACGGTCAGCAGCCAATTCAATAACCCATCTTTGGTCAATTTCCATGGACGTTTTAAATACAGCTCTTTCATCATCGGAAAGGATATCAAGATGTTGACAAGATCCATCATTAGCAATAATGCTAGACCAAACATCAGCATATTCTTGTTCATCGGTTATCTTTTCTTTCAATATTGCATCTAACCATTTGTTCTTGTTTAGATATGATCCAGATAGAGTATCTTGACGATAAGCGTTAGCACGATAAGGTTCCACAGAAGGACTAGTATTACCCATGATAATGGAAGAAGAGGCATTAGGAGCAATAGCCATAACATGAGAAAATCTACGGCCAGTGCCAGCCGCATCAGGAGCTTCACCTCTTTCTTTACCCAATTCCAAATTCGCATCATCTAATCCTTTTTTGATTGTGGAGAACATTTTATTGTTCGCTACTTTGGCCATGACACCTTCGAAAGCAATACCATTCCTTTGGAGGTAAGCATGAAAGCCAAGGGCGCCAATACCAATGCTGCGCTCACGGCTCGCACTAAACTTAGCCCTTGAAATAGCATCAGGAGCATTATCAATAAAATACTGGAGAACATTATCAAGCATTTCAGCAACATCTTTAAGAAAAAGGGATTCATTTTTCCACTCATCATAAGTTTCAAGGTTCAATGAGGATAAACAACATACAGCAGTTCTTTCTTCATTGGTCGGTAAAATAATTTCAGAGCAAAGATTTGATTGGTGAATCTTCAAACCTTTATCTTTTAGAAATTGTGGGAGTTCACGGTTACTGGTATCAATAAAATGAATGTATGGTTCACCTGTGTGCATACGGAGTTCCATAATCATCTGCCACAAATGTTTAGCAGACACCACTTCTCTTACTTCACCTGTATGTGGGTCTTTTAATTCCCAATCATCTTTAGCTTCAGGATCCAACATACACTTTTCAAGGATTTCCATGAAAGAGTCGGTGATGTTGATACCATGGTGTAGATTCAGACAACGCACATTGGGGTCGCCTGTTGGTTTACGCATCTCTAAGAAGGGTATAATATCCGGATGGTCAATAGAGAGATAAGCAGCATAAGAGCCCCTGCGAGTGCGACCCTGCCGATATGCGAGAGAACTCGCATCGTAGATTTTGAGGTGAGGCATAACACCAGTAGATTTATCGTCTGCTGAACGAATACCAAAACCGATACCCACACCACCACCAAGCATAGAAAGCCAATTAGTTTCTGATAGATTATCAACTAGTCCCTCCGCAGTATCTTCAATATAGTTGAGAAAGCATGATATAGGCATGCCACGCTTAGAACGCCCAAAACTAAGAATGGGAGTAGAATAAGAAAGCCAATGCTTACTAGAATAATCGTAGAGTCTTTGGGCATGTTCAGGATTCGAACTGAACGATTTTGATACGAATGCAAATCTGTGTTGGGGACTTTCTTCATCTTCCTTCATGTAACTTTCTTTTAATCTTTTGATGCCGAGTTCATCAAATAATTTATCTCTTTCCAAATCTATTTTAATACCTAGATATTCAGTCATACTTTCCGCTTTCTTATTATTATTCTGTTACAAATTCTTTAATCATTGGGAATACTTTTGCAATTTCATCAGCACAAGCTAATGCTATTTCTCGGTGTTCTTTTTGTGTCCCATTAGCGCTCCGTAGTTGTATATAGTGAACCCATGACCGTAATGTTCCGTGCATATACAGTCTTGATAATGTGTTTCCTTCAGGTAAAACTGCTCTTGCTTGCTCTTTAGCAATACCGTGTTCAATAGCCCAACGATATGCTTTTTGTGCTGCAGCAATAACATAATCTTGCTGAGTTTCCCAATTCAATTGTAAACCAACATCTTCCGTTTCAATACTATTTTGTCTATTTTTATCGTCTTGTAGTCTAGCTTCTTTAAATTCAAAGCCTAAGTCTGCAATGGCGTATCTTTGTGAAAATTCTTGAAATGAAAAGGAACGGTGTCTTAATATTTGTCTAGCAATATCTCTTGTGGTGTTTATTTCTAAACAAAGGCTAACCATTTCTAATGGTGACCAATGTTGGTTTTTAATGAGATAACGAATTAACTTCTCATTTGTATCGGTGTTATTTTGGTTTGCAGGATTTGATACCCTAGCGCAGTAAGCCACCAAATCTTGTAACCCTTGTAATGAATCGTGAGGCTTGGAATAACTAATCAATTTTACATTCATATTATACCTTTTTCCAATTAATAAATTCAGCTTTTGCTCGCAAATTCACAAAGGTATGTTTACTTATAATGTCTTGGATTTCATCTGGTGAAAACCCATATAACACCATATCATTAATGTCTTTGGATTCAATCATTTCTGGCCAAATGACAACATTATAATGATTTTCAATAGCTTCATCAATTTTTTTACAAATTTCTTTATTTCGTGGTTCATTATCAAACACCAGAACCACTTTACTCTTATCGTATATAGAGGTGATAGATCCAAGGTTAGAATCAGCCGTAGCCACCGCATTGTCCAGGAACATGCTGTCAATCGGACCTTCGACTACATAGATTGTCTTGTCCTGGTCGATCCTATCTAGTCCAAAGACTTTGGAATTATCTTCATTGGTCTTGACAGTAATGTAACGGAGTTTGGACTCACCCAAAGCCCTACCTTGGAAGGCGATGAGGTTTTTGTCTTGGTCATAGAATGGAATAACGAGCCTTTGGTCATCTTCCTTAAGGCCTTCTTTATCAATACCCAATTCTTGAACGAATTTACGGAAATCTGGCGCAAAGTATAGTTGCGAATAAAATTCTTCGGGAATATGCCGTGACCGAACATATGTCTTAGCAAAATGCTCTTCTGGTAACGATTCAATTGATTCCAATGGTATCTTTTGCCGAAAGACCGGCTTAGAGATTGCCTCTTCGAATGTCGGCTTTTTGTAGTTGGTGTTCCGTGTTTCATCATTCTTATATCGTTCCAGCGCATACTCTTTTACCAATGTTGAATCTACTTTATCTAAGAAATTATAGAATGATGTGGATGCACCACAATTATGGCACATATAGAAATAATCATTCTTTTTACGGTAAACATATCCACGACATTTGGATTTGTTTTTTTGTGAATCACCACAAAGAGGACACCTGAAGTTATACAGGTCATCCTTTTTCTGTGTGAATTTTTGAAGCTTTGGGGAAACCCTCAGCAAGAACTGCCTATCAACAAAAATGCTCATTATATAAAAATTATAATATTATTTGGTTATTAACTTTACTATTGTATCAAGTCCTGAGTGAGAAATCAACCAAGTTATAACAACTATACCACCGGCAATTGTCCACTTCCATTTTGCCAGTTGTTCAAATTGTGATTTGGAGTCAGCGGCATGTTTATTAATACATTGTCTGATTCCTTGGATTTCTTCCATTATCCTTTTTTCTGATTCTGATAATTTATCCAATACCACATCCACTCTATCGTGGAGTTCAGCAATATCCTCGTCTTTTTCTTTTCTGTTATTGTCCATTGTTTCGTATACTTTACTTATGTGTTGGTCGTGGACATCCACAAGTCTTTCAATAACCTTGTCCATTTTCTCACATAATTGAGATAAAGTAAATATCTGTGTCTTTAAAACACCAACATCCACTTTCAGGTCGGTATACTCTTGGTCTGCCATTTATTTCTTTTCTGGTACTTTTGTGCCTTCTAACTTCTTATGCACTTTAATTGTCTTACAGATTTCTTTGCCTTTGGAATCTTTAACACAAACTTTTTCTGTTTCAGCAGCGAATACAGAAGTGGCAAATAAGAAAGCGATTAGTAATAGTGATTTTTTCATTTTTATTCCTTTTTAGCAAATTTTTCTGTTGCAGTAAAACCTAGACCTGCAATTGTAATATACATCATTGAATCAAATAGTGCTGGTGTTACGGTGAAGTCCGTAAATAGGTCTACACAGAAAGCCATAGCACAAAGCAAAAAGGCAGAGAACGAAATTACTCTTTTGGTACTCAATAACTCATCAGTACCATCAGTTAACATACCTTTTATTAAATTCATTTATTATAACTCTGGTTGTGGTGGTTGAACAGGCATTGGTTTACCTGTAGAACTCATAACAACACCTGGAGTGAATGTTGGTTGTTGCATCATTCCACCACCAAAGGTTGCTGAACCAAAAGATGGTCCACCAAAAGATTGTGTTGCTGGAGGTGGAGTAACTTTCATCATATCTTTGGTTGCTTGAAAGTTATCTTGTGCTTGTTTCTGTGCAGCCAACATTGCTTCTTGATCCTCTTTCTTAGTTCCAGCCAACATGATACCAGATAGTGTACCAGTTAAGAATGTGGCAATAGGAACAATCAACTCAAAGAATTTTTGGTCGATTGGTGAAATAGCATTAAGTGGTTGTGTTACAAAAATCAAAGAGTAAAGAACAACAAACACAATACCAAACAAAGTAAGTGATAAACAAATACCAATAAAAAACTTCAGACGAGCCATCAATTGCTCTTCTG